GTAACGCCGTAAGATTATCGCCAACACAAATTTCATGGAATTTTTCCAATGTTTCCAACGGCGGAAGGTCATTTTTCTTAGTAGAGGCCCTCTCTACTAGCTCATTATATCTATTTTCTGGGAAAAAGGGCAGAGAACTGCAAAAAGAGGGTCTCAAAAGCGGTCCATTGGCCACGTTCCCCGCTCCATTGGACGCGAATCAGCTTCTCCATTGCTTGAAAACAGCTCCATTATAGCCGATCCCGCATCTAGGTCCCCGAGCCCTGGATCCCGAAGCTGCAGCAGCTCACCAGGGATGCATCTCCATTCTCCATTCTCCATTCTCCATTCTCCATTCTCCATTCTCCATTCTCCATTCTCCATTCTCCATTCTACATTAGCTCCGCTGCTCTTGCTCCAGGGACGCAGCAGCTGCCAGCTCACCTGAGATGCGAAGTGCATAGTAAACTATTTCCTATGTGCATAGTAAACTATTTCCTATGCATTTTTTTGTTTAGGGGTTGACAATCAGTTATCCCATGAATATATTATAATTCTGTGTAGCTGTAGCACACTTAAAAAAAGACAGCCCTAGGCATAACTGGGAGGGGGCGCCCTCCTGGGTCTAGGCAGGAAAGGAAGAATATGAAAATAGAAGTTAGAAGTAATGAATCTGTTTATATCACGATCAACGGGTATGTTTACTATATCGACGACTCAACGAACGAACAAATAATTAATAAATGGAAAGAGGGGGAAACATGCAACGATTAAAAGCTTGGGCTCTTGTTGGCGGTTTATCAAAGCCTTCAAAAATGCCTGGTTGGGGTTATGGCCTGAGCGCCAAGGATTGTATCACAGGATCTAAGCTCCGCAAAATTGCGGGGTCCATCTGTTCGGGCTGTTATGCGCTAAAGGGGCGCTATGTTTTCCCGAACGTATACGCCGCCCATCAACGGAGGTTAAAGTCTATTAAAAAGAAATTGTGGGTACAGGCAATGGCCTTCTTAATTAACTTTCACTCCAAGAAAGTCCCTTATTTTCGTTGGCACGATTCAGGAGATCTGCAGTCCTTGGAGCACTTGGAGAAAATTGCTGAAGTTTGCAGGCTGACTCCATCCGTCAAGCATTGGATGCCTACCCGCGAAGCGTCAATAGTGAAGAAGTACCTGGAGAAGCACGGCCCGCTTCCCTCCAATTTAGTTTGTCGGATCTCTGCAACGATGATTAACGGCGTTCCGCACAAGTTTCACGAGCATAGCTCAACGGTCGTGACATCTCCATCTCTTGCTTCAGAAGCTCTATGCCAAGCATTTCGGAACAATAACCAGTGCGGGAGCTGCAGGGCTTGTTGGAATCCAAAAATTAAAGACATCGCCTACTTGAAGCATTAAGATGCTGTGGATCATTTTAGGCGCATTGCTTCCATTACTTATTTCAGGGCATTTCTATGCCCTTTTCTTTGTTTGTTGTCTCCTGGTCCTGGTAGCTGCGGGATTTTGAGCTCTTCTCCATCTCCATCGCTCCATTCCATTGGCGCATTACTTGGTTTTAGCTTCAGTATCTCCTGGCAGCTGATGCCAGCAGCTGATGCCGGTGAGCTTCGGGCGATGCGGGTGGTAAAAAGTTTGTGGAAAAAATACCATTGACATCTCATAATTATGGGATATATAAATATATGTAGTTCAATCGGATTCCGTACCCGCAGGGGCTGGCGAGTTTAAACACCAGATAACAACTACAGTGGCTACCGAATCCGTTTCGAAGTTTCATGAACGGCCACACGAGTCAGGAGCCGAGGAGAACCCACGGGCTTCCGTAAGCAGATTCGTCTGCCAGACGCTCTGACTCATTAACTAGGGGTTGGTCTCGAGACAAAAGTTACACAACGCCAACCCCATTACATTAGAAAGGAAGGAAGATTTAATGTATAATTATATTGTTTGGGTTGGCGGTTGTGATGATTACTACATTAACTATGAAGACGCAAAGAAAGCATACGACCAATGGACAGAAGATGGTTATGATGATGTTATTATTGAAAAAATAAATTAATTTAGGGGTTGACTTTTACTGTCCCATCATTATATTAATAATAACATAATAACAAGAAAGGATAATATTATGGGATTAGACCAAAGAGCTTTTACTCAAGAAAGCAATGATGAAGTCGAGGGATTTTATTGGCGTAAACATGCACGACTTCAAGTCTTTATGAATAGAGAACACAAGGAACAGCACGGCGAAAATAACAACGGTGCTTTTGACTTGGGTTTTAATGCAGGTGATGAACCTGTAGCTATTACGAAAGACGTTTGTAATAAGTTAGAAAAAGCGATTGAAAACAAGTACATGGATTTTTTCGCAAGCGACGGTTTTTTCTGGGGACAGCAGTTTCAAGAAGAAGCGGTGAGTGAATACCGTGAACAAGACAAAAAATTCTTATCGTGGGCACGAGAACAAATTAAACAGAATAAAAAAGTATTCTACGATTGCTCATGGTAGAAAGAATGGGGGCGAATGAGTCGCCCCCATTTCCATTATCCATTCCATTGGAGTACATATGAACGCATTACAACTATTTTGGAAAAGGGTTTACAACCTACGCCAGGCGATGCTGAAGGCAGAAGATCCGGCATTTAAATTATTGTGGAGAGATAAACTTTGGGAACTTCTCCACTCCATCGGCAAACATGACAAACGAACCCTCCACTAAACTTATCTACATTGGCTTCACCGAAGCGGAGCTCGAAGAGATGAAGCAATCCTGCATCATCAAAGGTATGTCGGGATCCCTGGAGTTTGATACGTGTGGGAACATCGTTACCAGGGCCGTGCGGCGTCAGCAGAAAAAAGATGAAAAAAATAATGGACATGACTTGAAAAATAAATAAAGTGTCCCATATAATTATTATACAGAAAGGTATACATGAGCAAAACTACTACTATCTTTAAAGAGGTCCGCAAAGCGGGCACCGCTCCTTCATTAGAAGAGGCGCAAAAATTTGTTGGTGGTTGGGTAGAGACGGTTCCTTTTCCCGATGGATCGTTACTAATTATCAACGAAGAAGGCAAGTTGGAGAACCTGCCTTTAAATCCCCTGGCTACTGCACTGTGGCATAAACATTATGGGCCCACGGATCAAATCGTCGGGAACGCCATCCATCTTGCAAAAGATGCAAGAGGTGAAGGATGGTCCTAATCAAATGGGCGATGCTTAACGCATCGCCCATTATCCATTCCATTGCAAAAGAAAGGAAATTTATGATTATTAAACAATTGCTTCCAGGGCAGCTGGTATCTCCTGGCGAACCTGGTCACCTGGCAAGGCTAGTATGATACATCTAGTTTTTATCGCGAGTGTCTTGTTTGTTGTTTGGTTGACCCTGTAAAAGTTATCCACAACTTTAGATATTATTTTATATATTTATGGGATAATATTTAGTAAGAAGGTACTTGTTAAACACTTACAAAAGAAAGGTATATTATGAAGAATGTAAGTAAAAAAAGAAAAGTTGTTAAAGTTGATAAGACAAAAGATAAAGCAATTAAAAAGATTGCTGAAGTTCTTGCTTTAAAAGATTTATGCAAGGCACAACTTAAAGAACTAAACTCACAATTAGAAAATTATTTATTAATGATTGGTGTTAATAAAAAAGAACTAAAAGAGAGTACAGTTTTAACCAATGGTAAAGAGTCTATTGCTCTTAAAGTATCTGAAACCCTTATTTTAGACCAAGACCAATTAAACTTATTCTTGGTTAATAAAGGAATTGAACAAGGTGTAAAACAATTCAAAACTAAAGTTCGCAAGTCAGTTGAGGTTATCAATGCCTAACGATTTAGAACGTATCTCTCAACTTGTTGAGCTAGGGAACTCCCTAGCTCAACGAAACAATACACAACCAACAACTGAAACTAATCAAGGTCAATTGAATTTAGATTACAAAAAGGTTGCTCAGTTTTTAGAGTATGAAATTTTGGAATTTTATGCCAAGAATAAAAACAACCCCCTTGTTGTTGAATTTGTAACTAATCTTACTACTAAAGCTAAACTAAACTTGGACTAAACGTCCACGCCTGCAACCCCACATTGTGGGGTTGCCCACTCTCTCCACTTTCTCCAATACTATATTTAGTCTTTAGGTACTTACGAAAATGCTATATATTGAACGAGCCAATCGCAAAATTCTCCATAGCGAGCCCATGGGTTTTTTAGATTGACCTTGCTTTTGCAACAGATAGACAAACAATGAGCATAAATTTCAAGGACTATACAACTGAAGAATTAAAGGTTCTTTTAAAAGATTTAGAACTAAAGAAGTTAGAAAACGCACGTAATAATTTTTTAGATTTTGTTAAAATGGTGTGGCCAGAGTTCGTTTATGGCACAGGAGACCCTAGGGTACCTGGACACCATGAAATTATTGCAAAGAAGTTTGAAGACATAAAAGGCGGTAATTTAAAGAGACTCATTGTCAACATGCCCCCACGTCATACAAAATCTGAATTTGCGTCTTTTTTATTTCCTGCATGGATGATGGGAAATTTTCCAAAACTCAAAATTATTCAAACAACGCACACCGCAGAGCTGGCCGTGCGCTTCGGACGTCGCGTCAGAAACATCATTGACTCTGATGACTATAAACAAGTTTTCCCGAGTTTGAAGCTACAGGCTGATAACAAGTCAGCAGGTAGGTGGACTACAAATCAGGGGGGTGAATCCTTCTACGCGGGTGTGGGCGGTGCGATTACGGGTCGTGGTGCAGACCTGCTGATTATCGATGACCCTGTATCAGAGCAAGACGCCCTGAGCCCTACTGCCATGGATTCTGTGTACGAGTGGTACACGTCTGGTCCTCGTCAGCGTCTACAGCCGGGCGGCATCATTGTTATCGTTATGACACGATGGTCTACAAAAGACCTCGTGGGCAAGGTACTCAAGAAGCAGGGAGATGATCACGCCGACCAATGGGAAGTAGTTGAGTTCCCTGCGATCATGCCTGAATCTGAAGAGCCGCTATGGCCTGAGTATTGGAAGAAAGAAGAACTGCTGTCGGTGAAAGCGTCACTGCCTATTGCCAAGTGGAATGCGCAGTGGATGCAGAATCCGACAGCGGAAGAAGGATCGATCGTCAAGCGTGAGTGGTGGAATACGTGGGATGAGGACTATGTCCCGCAGTATGAATATGTCATTCAGAGCTACGACACGGCGTTCTCTAAAAAAGAAACTGCTGACTACTCGGCTATCACTACGTGGGCCGTGTTTAAACCAAGAGACGGCGATCCTGATCAAATAATCTTGCTTGACGCGAAGCGCGTCCGCGTTGACTTCCCTGAGCTTAAAAAGCTTGCGTGGGATGAATACAAATACTGGGAGCCAGACTGTGTCCTTATCGAGGCCAAAGCGTCTGGTACGCCATTGACGCAAGAACTGCGTCGTATGGGTATTCCGGTAACAGCCTATACGCCGAGCCGAGGGCAAGATAAGATTGCAAGAATGAATTCTGTCGCTCCGATATTTGAGTCTGGTATGGTGTGGGCGCCGGAGACACAATTTGCAGAAGAGGTGATCGAGGAAATGGCCTCGTTCCCCTACGGCGATCACGATGACTTTTGTGACTCGTCGACCATGGCGTTGATGAGATTTAGGCAAGGTGGCTTCCTATCTCTCGACAACGACAATATCGAGGAGATCAAGCCCATGAGGCGTGACAGGAAGGTGTATTACTAATGGCTATTGAAAAGCGCGAGTTAGGCACTCAAAACGACCCAGACGTAATACCAATGGGCTCAGCCATGGAAGTGACGCCTGAGCCTACAAGGGCGGATCAAATCCGAGATGCGGCGGAGATACTGGTCACCGAGCAAGACATCCTTGTCGATGACGAAATTGACGCGCCGGTAGAAATGGAGACGGGTGTACCGTTTGACTCTAACCTTGCTGAGTTTCTTGTCGACAGTGACTTAATGCGTGTTGCAAAAGACGCGCTGTCATCGATTGAGGCTGACAAGGAGTCTCGTGCGGATTGGGAAAAGACGTATGTCGACGGTCTAAAGTACCTTGGCATGAAGTTTGATGACTCGCGTAGCTCACCTTTTCAGGGCTCTACCGGCGTCATTCACCCCATACTTGCTGAGGCAGTCACCCAGTTTCAAGCGCAAGCTTACAAGGAAATGTTGCCTGCAAAGGGACCGGTTAAGACCGAGATCATTGGCGCTCGAACCCCAGAGGTAGAGGCGCAGGCCTCGCGGGTAGAGGAGTTTATGAACTTTTACATCATGAATGTGATGCAGGAGTTTGATCCAGAACTTGACATGATGCTGTTCTACTTGCCATTAGCAGGCTCGGCTTTTAAGAAGGTGTACTACGACACTGCCTACCAAAAGGCTATGAGCAAGTTCATTCAGCCACAGGACCTCATTGTGCCTTACGAGGCAACCGATATTTTCACAGCAGAGCGTGTGACTCACGTTTTGCAGATGTCCAAAAACGAGATACGCAAGCAACAGCTCAGCGGCTTTTACCGCGATGTTGAATTGACTGGCGGTAACTACAGCCTGAACCGCGATGAAATCGAAGAGCAAATCGATGAAATAGAAGGGATAGAGCCCAGCTACAGCAACGATCGTGATCACACGGTTTATGAAGTGCATACGGTGCTTGATCTGCCCGGCTATGAGGATCTGGACGCTGACGGTAAGCCCACCGGCCTCAAACTGCCTTACATCATGACAATCGACGAGTCATCTCAACGTGTTTTGGCAATTCGCCGGAACTACCTTGAGAATGATCCGCTTAAGCAAAAGATCAATTACTTTGTTCAGTATAAGTTCCTGCCCGGCCTTGGTTTTTATGGCCTCGGCCTAAGCCACATGATTGGCGGCCTAGCGAAGGCCTCGACCTCTATCTTACGTCAGTTAATCGATGCAGGTACGCTCGCTAACCTACCTGCTGGCTTCAAGGCTCGTGGTATGCGCATCCGTGATGAGGATGATCCACTACAGCCGGGTGAGTTTAGAGACATTGACACGACCGGCGGCAGTCTTAAAGAGAACTTGATTCCGCTACCGATTAAGGAACCCAGCAACGTCTTGATGCAGTTGCTTGGATTATTAGTGGATTCAGGAAAGCGGTTCGCGTCTATTGCCGATATGAATGTCGGCGACATGAATCAAGCGATGCCCGTAGGAACGACTGTAGCGCTGTTAGAGCGCGGCACGAAGGTTATGTCAGCTATCCACAAGCGTTTGCATTATAGCCAGCGTGTGGAGTTTCAGCTCCTTGCAAAGGTGTTTGCAGATTACCTAC